AGAGGCAAACTTCAGGCGTTCTGCCAAGACTGCAAAAAAGAAGTAGACTCCAGCCATACGTTCATCCTTCGGGACGCAGGCATCTTACTCATGGAACGGGGGGTAAGGTTTTTGGAGTCTACTATGTCTGAAATCGAACTGCGCCAACGTGTACGCGAACAGCAAGCTGAACAAAAAAAAATTGTCTTGAGGTATCGCGGCGTTGCCTATATTGTTAAGCGTAATGTCGCATCAAAGTGACAAACTGAAAGCCTCTATTACCAGGCTCACGCCTGAAACGGAGGCTAAAAAACTAAATAAAAAAAAAGAGGGACAGGATAAACCTGACCCCTCTGCTCTCTCGAATTAATACTATTTGGACTTTCCACAATTGTAAAACCCGAGGGGACGGTTTATGGAGTGGATGACAGGAAAGCATCCACGCCTGCGGGGTAGGCACCTCAAAGTAGGACCTGCCCTGTCTTGGCTTTTGGCCCGTACGCGGATACCCATTAGCCGTCTAGACGGTGGGATAGACCACAAAAAATTTTCTCAAAGCTTTGGGAGTTGGTTAATACTATTTACTCCTTACAATGGCACATCAAAGTTCTACACTGACCACGAGTCTATCTCGTCCTGGTCAGTCTAACTCTGCGGGAGATGCCCGCGCTCTCTACTTGAAACTGTTCAGTGGAGAAATGTTCAAAGGCTTCCAGTACAATGCTATCGCTCGTGACCTGATCATGAAGCGTACTTTGAAGAACGGCAAGTCTCTTCAGTTTATCTATACTGGTCGCACCACGGCTGAGTACCACACCCCCGGAAACGCAATCCTCGGTAACTCCGACGGTGCACCTCCGGTGGCTGAGAAGACCATCACAGTTGATGATCTGCTTATCTCCAGTGCATTCTTATATGACCTGGATGAGACTCTGGCCCACTACGATCTGCGTTCTGAAATTTCACGCAAGATCGGTTATGCACTTGCACAAAAGTATGATCGTCTGATCTTCCGCGCTATCACTCGTGGTGCACGTGCTGCTTCCCCTATCACTAAGTCTAACTTCGTTGAGCCGGGTGGCACCCAAATCCGTGTTGGCGCTACTGCCAACGCATCTGATGCTTATAACGCACAGAACCTGACGACCGCTTTCTTCGACGCTGCTGCAGCTCTCGATGAAAAAGGTGTGTCTCAGGAAGGCCGCGTAGGTATCCTGAACCCACGTCAATACTATGCACTGATCCAGGAAGTTGGCAACAACGGACTGATCAACCGTGACGAGCAAGGCGATGGCCTGCAGTCCGGTCAGGGCATTGTGGAGATTGCTGGTATCAAGATCTACAAGTCCATGAACATTCCGTTCTTCAGCCAGTATGGCACCAAGTACGGTACTGGTTCTGCTACGAACCCTGGCACCACTTCTCCTGGCAACACTGGCTCTTTTGTCAGCGAAGCTGTGGAAGATGCTGCTGCTGATGTCACTGGCATCAACAACGAGTACGGTGAAGAAACCGAATTCGCAAACTCCTGTGGTTTGGTCTTCCAGCGCGAAGCTGCTGGTTGTGTCGAAGCCATTGGTCCCCAGGTGCAAGTCACCTCGGGTGACGTCTCCGTGGTTTACCAAGGTGACGTGATCCTAGGTCGTCTCGCCATGGGTGCAGACTACCTGAACCCTGCTTGTGCAGTGGAACTGTTTGCTGGCACCGCTACCAAGCCTGCCGCATTCTAATTTATCAACCTATAGGGATCCTTCGGGGTCCCTTTTTTTTATTTATATGGCTTTTCCTACCACTAACTCGCAGCAAGAACTTCCCGCTGTGAATCAAATTCTGCAGTCATGTGGTCAAGCGCCTGTGACTACCCTAGATCAAACCAACCCGGACGTTGCGATTGCCTATCAGACTTTGCTAGAAGTCTCTCGGGAAGTACAGGCTGAGGGATGGACATTCAACAAAGAAAACCATTACAAGATGGCTAGGAACACGGACAATGAAATCCTGATTCCTAATAACATCTTACAGATCGACGCCACAAACAATGCAGAAAACGTTGAGCTAGATGTGATTCGTCGTAACGGAAAACTTTACGACAAAGCTCATCACAAGTTTACTTTTGACAACGACATTGAAGTGGACATCGTGTGGTTATTTGATTGGGTTGACTTACCAAAGCCAATTGCTGACTTTATTACTGCACGTGCTGCTACTACCACGTCATCCAGGATTGTAGGCGACAACAATCTTTATCAAATCTTGCAACAGAAAGAAGCATTTACCAGGGCTATGGCTATGGAGTATGAATGCAATCAAGGTGATTATACATTCTTTGGTCACGCTGGAAACACAAATCAGTACATCAGTTATCAACCTTACAAAGCCCTAATTAGATAAATGCCTGCAGTTACTCAACGGATTGGAAGCTACCTTGGTGGTGTTTCCCAACAATCAGACAACAAAAAACTTCCAGGTCAAGTCCGTGAGTGCTACAACGGCTTTCCTGATGCTACCTATGGTTTAACAAAGAGACCTGGCTTTGAACATATTGTCAATCTAGGTACAGGTTCTACTTACGATAATGGTAAGTGGTTTTACATTAGACGTGACGATGCTGAAGAATACATTGGTGTCATCAAAGGTGCTGACATTGACATCTGGAATGCAGTGTCTGGTGTTGCAGCAAATGTCTCTTTTACAGATGGCACTGGTTATCTGAGTGGTACAAAGGATGACTACAAGATCATCACTATCCAAGACACCAGTATCATTGTCAATGGTAGCAAGACTGTAGCTGCTGACACAGCCGTCACAGATTCTAACTATGACTCTGACAGGTCAGCTTCTATTGTTCTTAAAACTGTTGTAGCTAGTGAGACATACACTGTAGATATTACAATTGGTGGTTCTAAACAAACTGCCACGTTTACAACATCCTCTTCATCTTCTGCAGATAACATTCTTGATGACCTCAAGGCTGACATTGAAGCCATGACTGGTTCGCACGCAAACATCACAGTAACAAAACTTGCTAACGAACTGGAGCTACAACACACTGCAGACATGGATGTTCATGCAGAAGGTGGTATAGACAACCTTGCTTTGGTTGCACTTAAAGAGGTTGCAGTCAGCACATCTGATCTACCTGTTCAGTCACGGCACGGTCGTCTGTTCCAAATCAAACTAACTGCAGGTAACGACTCTGACTTTTGGGTCAAGTTTGTTGCTAACGATGGTACGAGTGGTGAAGGTTTTTACGAAGAGACTATTGACCCTACAGTTTCTAAGGGTCTTGACAACTCAACAATGCCACACGAACTTGTCAACACTGCTCTAAACACGTTTATCTTTAGGCAGATTGACTATACTGATCGGTTAGTTGGTGACCTGACAACAAACTCAAACCCTAGTTTTGTTGGCAGCAAGATTGCTAGTGCATTCTTTAATAATAACCGCCTTGGATTCATAAGTGATGATAATGTAATTCTTAGTAGATCCGGTGATTTCTATAACTTTTTCTTTTCTACCGCACAGACTATTGTTGACAGCGACCCTGTAGATATTAGCTGTTCCTCTGTCAGACCTACTTCCCTACACTCCGTACTGCCTACTGCACAGGGTGTTGTGCTGTTTTCTGAAAATCAGCAGTTCATTATGTTCTCTGATACCGGTGTGCTTACACCGTCATTGACGACGATTCGTACGTTGTCTAATTATCAGATGGACAAGAACATAGAACCTGTAGAGGTCGGTACAAACATTTGTTTTGTCAGTAAGACTCCTGGTTATTCTAGGGTATTCAGTATGGTGACGAGGGGTCAACAAGAAAACCCCCAGGTGCTAGACATCTCACGTGTTGTCAAAGAATGGATCAGTCCTGACATTGACTCCATGACTGCTAGTCCACAGAACTCTATGATTGCTGCTAGCGGTCAGAGTCTCAACGAAGTATTTATCTATCGTTACTACAACGATGGTGAAAAGAATCTGATGGAAGCATGGGTCAGTTGGTTGATGCCTGGTAACGTACAGTTCCTGGCTACTAACTCTGACGAAATGTATGCTGTCACAAAGCAGGCCAGTCAGATTACCCTAGTTAAAGCTGCCCTTAGTCAAAGCCCTGAGCAGGCAATCATTGTCAACAACCAAGGTGAGAAGGTTAATCCTTGTGTTGACCTATACAAAAACATTGCGTCTAGTGCTGTTGTCTTTGACGCTACGAACAGGCGAACTAAGTGCTACATCCCGTACAACGATGTATCTGGTCTGACACCTATCATTGTTATTAAAGGTAATACCAGTACAGGAGACTTTGTTGAATCTGGGTTTACCATTACACCTGAACGTGGTTCTGATACTAATGGTCCTAATTCTCCTGCTACAGAAAGCTTCTTTATAATCCCCAGCAAAAATTTGACAGCATCTGGTGAAGGTGCATTGAACGTTGCTGGTGATGTCATTGTTGGTTATAAGTATAACTTCGATGTAGAGCTACCACGTACATACTTTCGTCCTGAAGCTAACCAAACTGACTTTACGGCTAACTTGACTATCTCTCGTATGAAGTTTGCTGTAGGTTTGTCAGGTAACATGAGCTTCAAAGTAAAGCAAGTTGGACGTTTACCGTACAGCAGGAGCTTCACAGGTGACGGTAGCACTACAACCTTTACCTTTAGCGAGCATGACCTTGAGTTTGAGAATAGATCTGATGTTAAGGTGACTGTCAACGGTGCACCTGAGACTGGATTTAGCTTTACAAACGACACTACAATCGTCTTTACAACTGCTCCAGCAAACAATGCAAAGATTATCTTCTTTGTTGAAGAGTGGTTTGATGTTCAACCTGTGATCGAAGCAAATACATACCTTGCTAATGACGTGCCTTTAGATAATGATACTGTATTTACCTTACCTATCCACCAGCGTACTGAAAACTTTAGCCTTAAATTGTTCAACAACTCACCATTTCCTATTGCCGTTAACTCGATGATGTGGGAAGGTAATTATACTCCACGTTATTACAAGAGGATTTCATGAATAACCCGTATGAATTTAATCCTAAAGGTAGTTTTATCGACGATCAGCTAGCTGTATCTGGTGTCGAAAATAATATCTTAGGTTTTGTTGCTGATGTGTTTACTGGGGGTGCTTACAGCCGTAATAAATACAACGCAAAAGTAGCTGATGAAAACAACCGTGCACAAGATGCAGCATATAAGTTTGAAGGAGAAGAACTCGAACGTGTTTATGAGCACGAAAAAGAAGGTCTTCAAATCCTCAAGAAAAACACAGAGACAAACCTCAAATTCCAAGAAGACGAGCGTCAGCAAACTTGGAACTATGGTATGGGGATTCGTGACTATGAGTTTAACGAAGAACTACGTGCCTACGAACAAAGCAAAACTCAGTTTACACAGCAAACTGGTTTCAACGAAATAGCTGAAGGTTTTTCAACCTTGCAGCAAGACCGTTATTTAATGGAACAACAGATCAGTCTTGCACTAGATAAGAAACGTAACTACCTGGATTACGTTACAACTGTTCATGGTCTTAGCTTGCAAAAAAGAAAAACAAAGCAAGCTGCTGCTGCACAGCAACGTGAAATTAACATTGCTGAAATGAAAGCAAGAGGTACTGCTTCTGCTCGTGGTCAAGTTGGCCGAAGCATGGTTAAGAACCTACAAGCTATTAGTGCTGAGTACGACGCAAAAGAGCGTAACATTATTGACGCTTTGATGGTTGACACTGCAAAGATTGACCTTGATGTTGTTTCACGTCAACAACAACTGAACATGGAAGAGTTTGCTTTTAACATGACGTCTAACAACTTACTGGCTTCTGACCAGTTTAGTCGTAAGCAACTTCAAATGCAACGTCTGCAAGCTGACATTGAAGCTGAAGCAAGTCTTATGCTTAAGCCGGGTCAAGTACCACCTCTACCTGTACCAATTGTACTACCGCGACCTGAGTACCAAGAACTGTACGAACCACGTCAAGGTCCGAAGGGTGCTCGTTCTATTGCTGCACGTGAAGGTCTGGGTGCTGCATTTGTTCAAACTGCCTTTAGCTACGCTGCTCCGTTTATTAAACCATAATTCCCTATGACACAATACAAAGCATACGCAAAAGAAGGTAGTTTTAGCGATTTTCAACTAAAAGCACCCGATCAAACAGACAAAATTAGAGCAAGGAAAACTCGTCAAATTCAAGGTATGAAAGCTGCTGAAGATTTCCGTAGAGGGAACCAGCAAGCCTACCTTGAAGCTCAAAGGTATGCACAAGGAGTAGAGGATTTAAATCGTCAGACTAACTTTGAACTCGAAAACAAAGAGCGCGATTCTTACCGGAAATTTTTGGAGCGGGACTACAAAACCCGCATGGATAACTTAGAAAGACAAGGTAGAGCACGTGAAAATGAACTCAAGTCGATTAGTGCATTTTCACAAACTGCCGTACAAGTTATCGGTAACGTCTTAGAAGAACGTGAGGAAAAGAAACGACTTGCAGCTATGGACGTGTTTGCACGTACTGGTGCTACTTATAACGACATACTTGCCTTCCAAAAGATTAACGCTAACTTCACTCGTGAGGAGTTTGCTGCACATGATGCATTCCAAAAAATCTTAGGTCCTGATGGTGATCCTGACCTGATCGATGGATTTTATAAGATCTATCAAAACCGGAATACCAAGCGTTGGTTTGAGCATAAGCAGCTTCTACAAAACAGTGTTAATAAGTTTCCTGGTTTTATCGAAGCAAAGATTGCAGCACAAGAAGGTGCTCCGATTGATGATGTTGATAAATTCTTGACTGACGCAAGGCGTGACTTTATGCAAGTCCAATTTGCCCCTGGTAAAGTGCGCCCTGAAGTTCTTCAAGGAGCTGGTGTTTATACTGGTCTTAATCAGGCCATGTCAAACTATAAAGGCCAGCTATTAAAAATAAACCGAACACGTCAAGCTGCTGCCCTTAAAGATGATCGTCTGCGTGCTTTTGCAGTCACATTTGCTGAGCAAGATTTGCAAGGACTCGCAAAACAACATAGCACTAATCCTTCAAAAGTTAAACGAATTCATTTAGTTGAATTTTTTGAAGAGGCAATGAAAAGTCCTGGTGGTGCTTACGGTTTAGATGTTGAAGACATCGAAGCTTTTATTACAATGCCGGGTACTGGTTCTAACGGTAAATCTTTTGAAGAGTCATTTTTTGGAACATCAGAATATGCTCGTGTTTTACAGGCTATAGATGCTGGAAAAAAAGCAAGGCAAGGTTTAGTTGAGCTAGAAGAAACAGCAGAACAAAATAGGGTTGAAAGTCGTGTTGTTGAACTTATCAACCAAGCTGGTGACGATGCAAATGGTTTAACTGAAGCTGAGTTTAACAACGTTGAAACTCAATTGATGCGAGAGTTTGGTCATGGCGTAACAAGCACTGAATTGACGAATGCAAAACAACTTACAAATCGTGCACAATATGCACGTGCTACAAAACAGTACAATGAGTTCTTGTTTAGACAAGGAGAATTGACTGCTGAGCGTGCACGTAACGGTGTTTATCTTACAGCGAATGATCAACTTCAGGCAATAAATCAAGCTGCACAAGTTGAGACTGTTTTACAAGACCCGCAAGTAAAAAACCACATAAAAGAAATTAGAGGACAAGTATCTAATCATCCATTGGTATTAGAACAGCTCAAAGCAACTAAAGCTAATACATACAATGTTGGTGCTATTCAGGATACGTATGAACAAAAATACCGTCAGTTCGTCATCAGTTTTGGGGCTGCTAATCCTGAAGCTGATCTCACAAAAGTACGTAATGATGCTCGACGAGCTACTCTACAAGAACTTACCGAACAACAAAAGAATGGGATTAATGCTGATGGATTTTATACGTCCATCTTAGAGCCAGATAAATACGATGATCTTGATGAACTTAAACAAAAAGTTGATCGTGAAACCGTAAGTATCAATAGAGTGCTTGTCAAAGATATTCCCATGACTAAAAAATATGAACAAATTGCGCCTATGTTAGATGCTGATCTTATTGCTAATTCACTTGGTAATGCATTAAACCCTAATTACGAAACACCAGGTATTATTAGATATATTGCTAACAAAGCTGGTGTCACACCTATGACCGTGTTCCAAGGTATTGCACCACACATCGGGGATGGGTCGTTACAAGTACAAACAGATGCTCTATCTGCAGCTCAGATTAAAAATTTAGAACCTGCTACGTTTCAGCGTATTCGCAACACCTACCGCACTTATGAACGTGTAGGACGTGCAAACGTAGAGCTGATGAGGTCTGGTGATCGTGCACCTATTAGACTGCCTATTGTCCAATATGTAAGTGGCGATCCAAGCATTAAAAATACAGGCAAAAAAACAGGTAGAATTATTTACGATCCGAATGAAGGTCCTAGAGGCCATAGCGGTAAAAACTACCATAACCACTATGAGTTTGAGACACGTGCTGATACTATGAAGGCTAAGCAAATCTTTGATAGTGATTCAAAGTGTAGAGTCACTTCATACTTGCGTCCTTACGATAAAGGCAGTGCACACGCTTATGGTGTAGCACTGGACGTCGCACCTGATCCAAACCTACCTAAAAGTAAAGAAGCTGAATGGTCAGCTTACTGTAACTCTCTAATTGGATTTGACCCTAATGAATGATTTGTTCTCAGGTACGCCTGAAATGAGTGAAGAGAGACGACTCCAACTTGAGCAAGAATTGCAAGAACAAGAGGAGCGTCTTAAGCTTTACGATCAAAAAGAGCAACCAACACAAGAGGCTCCTAAACCACAAGCTACGGCCCCTGTGGTAAAAGAGCCTGCCACTCAACCCGAACAACAACCACAACCTGAACAACCGAAAGTAGAGCAGGTTCAAGAGCCTGACGAAAGTTTTTATGGATTTGAACCCAGTTTTCAAGACGATGACATTGCACCGACTGCCGGTCAAGTAGCTGCAGAAACTTTGTTATCAGTACCTACAGGTGCTGTTGACTTTGTTGTTGACACATTCAATCTTGTTCCTGGTGTTGATCTACCAAAGATCCCCGAATTCGAAAACGAAGTTTTACAAAGTGTACGCGAGTTTAGTTCTGTTGTTTTGCCTACTGTCGGACTCACAGCTTCTGGTGTGGGTGCATTAGGCGCTGCTGCAAAAGTTTCTAAATTTAAGTTCTTGGCTGACCCTATGGTAGGTAGACTCGGTACCCTAGCTTACAGTGCAGGTACTGGTGCATTTGTTGACTACACTGTTGAAATTAACCAGAAAGATGATAACCTGTCTGGTGTGTTAAAAAAGAATTGGCCTAATTTTTATGGTTGGATTCCTGAAGACATTGCAACTCTTGACAGTGACACACCTGATCTAAAACGAGCTAAGAACGTCCTTGAAGGTACTTATCTTGGTATTGGCACTGATGTATTACTTGGTGCTATTAAACTTATTGGAAAGTCTGGACTTACTAGCCGCTACGTTCCAGAAACAGAACGTGGTGGTCAGTTACTTAAAAAATACCAGACTTCTGCTGATCCTGAAGAAGCTGTAAGCCAAGCTACAGAAGCACGTATAGAAGCTATGGATGAGCTTGGCAAGTACAACTTTGACCGTAATGTTGAACTTAAAGGTTCCGCTGAAGAAGCCTTGAAAGACCCTATCCCATTTGTACACGACCTTTATGGTCCTGAAGAAATGGGTATCCGCAGTGCTGACCTTGGCGGTATTAACATGGCTGCTGCAGACTACTACCGTGTTGCTAATAACATTGATTCTTATAACGGTCGTGTAGGTAGTATTGGTACAGATACATTTATCAAGAATGGTTTGGACCTTAGCAAAGACCAAACAAAACAGTTTAAAAAACTTGCAAGCGAAATAACTGCAGGTTACGGGTACAAAGATGCTAGCGGAATATACCACACAGCAAAGCAAATTGCTGAAGCTGGTGATGACTTAGCTGAAAACGTCCACATGATGCCTATTCGTGAAATGAAGGCAATGATTGAAAAGGAGTTGACAGAGGAATCTCGTGAGCTAGGCACAACAACTCTTAGTTCAACTGGCATCGAAGCATCCCGTAAACTGATTAAAAAATACATGGATGATCTTGTTGATATGAATCAGGCAAAAGCTGAGGCTTATCTAGCAACATCCATGGCTGGTCAAGTGTCTGACATGGCGCAAGGGTTACGTCTTGTCGAAGGTACTGCTGCTGTCGAACGTGTCACTGAACAAATTGTAGACCGCCTTGAGTATCTGATGGCTTTGCGTGGACGGTCCGTTTATGTTCGTGGTCGTGCTCTTAACATGACAAACATGTGGAATCGAATAACGTCAGATCCAACAAAGCTCAACGCAAAGCAATATAGAGCGCGTGTTGAACGTTATCTTAAAGAAGAAGGTAATGACACTTTGCGTGCAATCGAGGCAATTCGATACGATGCAAGCGTCACTGCTGCGACGGTAAGAGAGGTAATGCAAGAAAAACCTGAAATGCTTGCGCCGTTGCTTATGGCGTATGAATTTACTGATGGTAACGTAGATACCATTGCTAAACTTAACAGGTTTCTTCAGTCATCTACACGGGTTTTTAGAAAAGCGATTATCGACAGATCACCTGAAGTCCCTTCTGTTATCCTAAAAGGTTTTTGGTCAAACGTTTACAACGCTACTTTGAGTTCGTTTTCTACTCCTATCAAAGCAGGGTTTAGTAACATGGCTGGTCTTATTGAAAAGCCTATTGGTGCAACTATTGGAGCTTTGCGTTATGGCGAAGGTCAAATGATGCGGCGGGCTCGGTATCAGTATGCTATGAATCTTGAAGTCCTTCAAGACTCGTTCAAATATATGAGTCAGGTATTTAAGCGTAGTGCTACTGAAGCTGATGTTGGTGGTTTGCAACGCGAAAATTTCTTTACTAATAACGACAGGCAAATAGAAATTCTTGAAGCTATAGCAATAGCAAAAGAAAAAGAAGGCAAGAATGGTCCAATGATAGCTTTAGAACAAATTAAAGCTATGAATGATTTATCTAAGCATCCTTGGCTTCGTTTTGGTAACCGTGCCATGCAGGCATTAGATGGTTTTACACAATCCATGATTGGTCATGCAGAAGCACGTGGTCGTGCATTTGATGAACTGACTAACTACGGTGCTAAAGAGTTTGATGCAAACGCTGCAGAGAAGCTGTATAAAAAAGCATACGATGATATGTTTGACGAGACTGGTTTAATTAAAGACCAAGCAGTTCGATACACTTCTGGTGAAATTGCACTGAACCTAGATAACGGTGCAAATGATGCTGTGTCTAATTTCATTAGCAGGGTTCCAATTCTTAAACCGTTTATGTTGTTCACTAAAACACCTTTGAACGACATCCGGCTGATGACCACTTACAGCCCTCATGCAAACCTTTACAGAGATTTAAATGCGTTTGAACTTAAACCAGGTGTGATTCCTGACGAAGATATTGAGGGTCTACTGAAATCACGTGGTGTCAACATGACAAACATGTCTAAAGAAGCAATGTACCACAAGTACAATGAAATCCGTGGAGACTTGTATGGACGTAGTGCATTAGGTACCCTTGCTGTAACTGCTGGAATTGGTTTAATTTTAACTGACCGTATCACTGGTAATGGTCTTTACGACAAACAAAAACAAGCATTACGTCGTGAAACTAATTGGAAGCCACGTTCTATTCGACTGCCTGGTGGTGAGTGGGTTAGTTACGACAACCTTGGTCCAATTACGAACTTCTTAGCACTCCTTGCTGATATTGGTGATAACTTTGACGTACTGTCTCCCAATGATATTGGTGAACAGTTTCGTAAGATGGCATTTATCTTTGCCGCATCCTTCACTGACAAAACTTATCTTGCAGGCGTAGAGCCTTTTCTAGACGTATTACGTGGGGATGTAGGGCAAATCAATCGTTGGAGCGGTAGCTTTATCGGTGCTGCTACTTTACCTGGATCTAGTTTAATGGCAGAAATTGGTCGTCTTCAAGACCCTGGTCTAAAAGAAGTTGAGATGACAATGCTTGACGTTGCACGTAACCGTTTGCCACTTCTAAAAAGTCAAATTCCTCCTAAATATGATTGGATTGATGGTGGTGAAGTAG